ATTGCATTTTTGACACTCATATAAAATTGGCATTGATTGTACAATTGAAGGGGTAACAAGTCGTGTACTACATGAAAGTGTATGATCAATTACAGTTGAAAAATCGTCATCTAAACAATCTTGATATGCTTCAGGCGATAATAGAGACCAAATTGTTTTATCAAGTGAAGTCCAGTCTTCTTGCAATAAAGTGGAAAACTCATTCTCATGAAACCAGAGTGCTTCAAATTTTTCTTCATTTTCTGTTTCATGTTCAGATAATCCAACACGTCTTGAATCTGTGTCGTATAACCAATAAACAGATAACCCTTCCGATTTATATTGTGGATCCACCACTCCTCTGTATACAATACGCCCATTATAATCCCATTCATCTGCATCTATGTCCTGATCATGGTTAGCAATCTCAGGAGATAAATTTGTATATACTAATGTAGGTCTCAGCTTTGAGAACATTTGTTACTAATAAAGTTAATCAAATGAAATGGTTACACGCGTTTCGTGATGCTTCATAGACTTTGTGGCTGAATTGGAAAGCTCGTGTCGTTTCTTCGGTTGTTCTTCTTTCTTCTTTGAATCTTGTAGACGATTTTCCATATCTTTGTGGACTTCTTCTTGATGTTCTTCTAGATACCTCAGAACATCATCTGTAATAGCCCATTCAAAGAAATTTAGCTGACCAACAGTTGTCTCCATCTCATGAAACTTAATGCGTTTCCAACGGCAGAATGGGTCAAACATCTTTTTACTATACGCCTTCAAGTGTGACTTGTATGAAAGATATACAATCATATGTTTTTGCGATTTAGTAACATATGTTACATTATACTTTTTTGAGTAATTCGTAACAAACCAATCAATAAGTCGAAGTGAAATTTTTGATTTACCGTCCAAAATATTTTTTACACGATTGAAGTTTTCAGCATTCGAATAAAACTTTTCTAGACGATATAAAACCCATTGTTCCTGTGATTGAATTTCCATCGTATTGATAGTTTTCATCTTCAGCATTAAAATGGATTCGGTTTATATAGTAGTATAGGTTATAAAATAAATGATGTATTCTGTCGATGATCTAATTACAAAGTATGGAAAAAATGATCAACGAACAGCCGAATGGCATCAAAAACGAGGTGAAATGTTGACGGCTTCTGAGATCTTTAAAGCATGTGTAGACGCTACTCCTGCAATGAAGCATGAAATTATTGTATCTAAACTTGCACCGCGTTCATCAGAAGGATCTGGTGCTCGATCTCTTGTTTGGGGAACTCGTTTTGAACAGATTGCAAAAGATATTTACTGCTTTCAAAATCCCGGGATCAACATTGTAGATACAACATGTATTCCTCATCCTGCGTATTCATTTCTCGGAGCATCACCGGACGGTATTCTGCGTTGTTCAGACACAACTCATCCTCTACATAACCGTCTAATTGAAATCAAATGTCCAATTAGTCGCGTGGTTGATGGCACTGTATCAACACCATATATGTGTCAAATGCAGCTTCAAATGGAATGTACTGGTATTTCAAAGTGTGAATTTGTTGAGATGAAGTTTAAGGAGCTAACCTATACAGAGTGGGTAGATTCCAAAGCTCAGTATAAATCATTCTTTGCTGTTACAGATACAGGTGTGGTGACATATAAACATTTTAATGATCCTCGAAATGTACCTGAGTGGAGATTGGCAAATTTCAATGAAGATGATCATCGTGTGTTCTACTGGGAATTGACAACTTCATCCGAACAAACTATTCACCACGATCCTAACTGGCTTGTTAAAAATATTGATAGTTTCAAATCTACATGGGAGTTAGTTCTACAACACAGGGCTGCTGGGACTCTTCCTCAGAAGCCATCGGAGGCTGCAATATTGCTCCTGTAGGATAGTAACGATTCATCCACTCAAGATCAGTACGATCGGGATTCATAGAATAAAATCCACCCGATCCGTCATGAATCTTTAGAACAGTGCTAAAGTACTCTTCGTACATGCGACCAACGCGTTCGAGACTAAAATTATTAACTGCCCAATCACGACAAGCTTGACGAGAAATGTTATCAATATTTTTACATGCCCACATAAATTGTTCCATCGTGCGGCAACGGTATCCCGTTACCCCATGTAGGTTATTCTCTGCAAACCCACCCCAATCTGTTGTAATTGTAGGAGTTCCACAGAAAAGTGCTTCAATCGTTACACCGCCGAATGGCTCATTATAGTACGTAGGGGCGATTAGAGCTTTTGCATACTTCATAAGTTCTTTACGCTGAGGAGGTTCTACATATCCAACTTCGGTAACGTGATCTGGAATAGTTCCACCACACGCAGCAGCAAGATCACCCTGTCCTGCAACATAAAGTTTCGCACCAATTCGCTTAGTCATATCAATAGCAAGACCGATACCCTTCGACTCAATAATACGACCGACAAATACAAAATAATCTTTCGGCGTATCACAAAATTCAAAATCTTCGGTATCGAAATAGTTCGGAATTACTGCATCATAAAAATGCGGGGACTTGTCGAACTTACCATATACAAAATTCATAATAGCATATGATTCGTATACTGCATACGGTGTACATACTTTATTAGGACACCCAATGCCAGGTTCAACGGGAATTAGCTGACGATGTGCTTCAAAAATAGGTTGATGTCCATAACCCCAAAAACAGAGAGCAAAATCATTCGGTTGTGCGCGTTTTCCAACTTCTACGATTGCACGCTGGTTAAATGTTTGGTGAGCATGATCTGCAGTGTTGTGCTGAAAGAAGCTCTTCTTCCAATTATAAATTCCATACGCTTTCTCAAGAACTTCATTATCCGTTACCGGAACGTGTTCGGTACATACAACTTCGGAATCTGCGTGACCGTAATGGTAAATTGTGTGGCCGCGTTCAGTCATCATCTTGCAGAATTTTAGAACCTTTTGTGTGAATGCACATGCTGAATAATCCTTTCGAGTAATTGTATGTGGTAATGAGAACACATGAAACCTCATTTTTATTTAAACAGTTTGCCATAGCTCTAAATAAATGTACTCACGCGATTTTCACAAATCTATTGAAAATGATGAATATCCGCAAGCTGTACGTCTTGCAGAGTATATCACGTCTAACATACCATGTTCAACGTTTCTAGATTTCGGTTGCTCAACTGGTCTATACCTGAATGAAATAAAGAAGCGAAATAATATTATTGAGTCGGTCGGTTATGAATTTGCTGATGATGCAGTAAGTGCTGCTCTATGTGAAGATGTTATACAATTTGATCTGACTCAGCCACTAGAACGTAAAAAGAAGGAAAATACTCTTGGTCTCTGTTTAGAGGTCCTAGAGCATATTGATGACGCCAACTGGTTACCTGTTCTTACAAATATAAGTAACTTATGTGATACAATTATCTTTTCAGCAGCTTTACCTGGACAGGGTGGTACGGGACATATTAACTGTCGACCAAAGATTGATTGGATTCGGCGTTTTCATTCACTTGGGTGGGTTATCGACCTTGATCAAACAAAACACATGCTGGAATTTATGAAGAGTGGTTATCATATGGGATGGTTTACTAACAATGCAATGGTTCTTGTTAAGTCATAAATGAATTATACATGTTTACACGGAAAGGAGTTTCAACACCCGGAATGGGTTCCATCTTTGCAGGTGTCATGACAAAATGATTTGTTTTTTGAGCATACGATGACTGGCGAGTTTCAGATGTCGCCTTCACGTTGCCCTGTTCAAGAAACTCAGGTACAAATGTCTCCTTTGTCTGCATAAGGACAAACCCAACTAGTCCAACGACAGCAAGAAGTGCAATATATGTCCAGTTATCTTTCATTTACTTTATTATACGGAAAATGGATTATGCTTTTTTCATATTAGGTTGATAACAAATATGGAGCCCGTTAAATTTAAAAGTCCCGAAGATCGAGCGCTTGATAATCTAAAGTCAATGCTTATTGCACGAGGCTTTAAAGATGATGGTTTTGAAACAGTTGGTTCACCCCCCGATGATACTACAATGTATACATTTGGCGGAATGCTTGTTGTATTTAGTAACAAAACCAGAGTAAGTGACAGAGATATGAAATCATTTCTGACTTATGCATCTGATAATGGCCATACAAATGGTATGATCGCAGTAACCCTGTCAAAGCCATCTGAAGCTGTTCTTGCGTTTATTCGCGAATACATTGCTAAACCAGAAAATATGTTAATACAGCTATTTGAAATCCGCAAACTACAGATCGATATCCCTCGACACCGTGATGTTCCTAAACATCGCATTCTTCCTCAGGAAGAAAAGGCAGCCATTATGAAAAAATTCAATATTAAGAATCCCATCGAATGTCCTTGGATTGATTCACAGGATGCTATGGCAAAGTGGATCGGATCGAGGCCCGGTGATATGATCGAGGTAACGGGATTGGATGCGGCATCTGCAACAAATGTTCACTACCGGTATTGTCTGGCAAATGTTTATGATCATTAAATACAATGGATAGTCAGTTTACTACACTAACACGTAGTTATCATGATAACTATCTTCAATATGCAACGACTGGTGAAAACACGTATCAATCTGCATATGAATCAGCAAAGGAAGGATTGGATAATATTATTGCTTCAATGCAGTCTGAAGTCGATTCACAGAATGAAACGATTTCAAATTTTTACAAGTCGGGAATAGAAGGTAAACTTCGCAATTTAAAGTCGGAAACTACAAATGCTAAACGCAATATAGTAACTGGTCACGATGAATTAATTACTGCTAAGATGCGTCAAGTTCCACAAACAGCTGCACCTATGACTCCTAATTATACTCCATACTATGTCACTGCTGGAGCGCTCACACTTGTAGCTATTGTGCTAAATATGCTTTGAGATGGGGTTCGAAAAACTAGATAGATAACAAAAATAATCAGTGAGATAAGGCCAAACAGATACAGGTTATACATCCATTCGGCATTCAAAAGATTTTCATCTGTTGTATTTTGTATAATTTTTAGCGTTTGTAGTTTATCTTTGCTTTCTTGAATTTCATTATATTCCTTTTGGTATTGTATTAAATCAGTGGTTAAGTCGGAAAGTGTCTTAGGGTTAAATTTTTCAGTCCCTTCATTTATAGACGACATAAATTCCTTTACGATTGATGATAACTCGCTATTTATTGATAATACTTTCTGAACAAGAGGCTCACGTTTTGTAAGATCTTTTTCTGCAATAGCTGCAGATAAAGAAGCAGAGTACTGTGTTTTTAAAGATGCGTATCGCTTCTCAAACATAGATAACTTCGTGTTCCGCGAATCTTGGAACTTTTTAATGTCCATTACATTTTATTACATATAAATAAATGTCGTCGACAAAGGTTGCATTTAATGTAAAAAGTGGTGTTCAGAAAGGTCCTGGTACAGATGCGTCGTTTATCACAGCAATGCGTCGCCAGCAAGTTGCTCTTGCAGGTGCTACGTTACTAAATGATCCCAAGCCTCAATTTGTTGATAACCTAAAAGCTCGTGGTGGTGATGTAAACCCCATACAGTATCGCTTGACAAAGGCGTACTCTCTCAGTTTTTTGAAGACATATTAAATAAGAATGACGGACTATGATTCCGTAACTCAGAAAATTAATGCACTTGTGAAAACACCTTCGCCAGCCGGCACGATGTTTTCAAATTTAGATCAGCAGCGCGATCTCACTGTAAAAAAGTTAGAAAATGATTATAATAATCAAACTACGGTAATGACAGTAAACAAGCAAGTAAAAGATGTTGTTGGGTTTTTTAAGAAAGCATTTGGTATGAATAAAAACGTACAAACTAAAGAAGCAATTGCCCATTTACAAACTAAAATATCAGATTCTCAATCTATTATCGATCAACTAGGACTAACTGCACCAATTATACAACAATTATTAATTTTAGTTGCATCTGTAGCAGTTATCTACTATTTTGGTTCATTTCTTGGATCTCTGGTTCATTTAGTTGCAATAGTTATTCTCATATCTGGTGTTTACTATATAATTTCCGGAACACCTAATAATGGGCAATCAAGCTTCGTCACCTCAGTCTTCAACGCCATCTCAGCCTTCTTCTCCTCCCTCTTTACCTCCCGTTTGTGACATGGCGTGTCAGAGACAAAAACAATTGGATGGGCTAAAGACAGCACTTGATACTGCTACAACAACAAAGGATAGTGACCCTGAAGGTTACGAGAAAGCTCGCATAGCATATTATACGTTACTAGAAGGCAACACGTGGTTAGCAACCGAGAAAGATAGTATTGCAAAGCAATATATAGAGCCAGTTCTATCTCAATATTCAACACAATATAATGAACTAAAAAATAGAAAGAAAGAGCAAGATATATTTGTAAATCTTGCTGCTACCTTAAAAAATCAAGAGAAAGGCGACGAAGAAGAACTAGCATTCTTAAATAAAGAAACAGGAAAAGAAAAGGTAGATACAGAAGTGATTAACCGTTTAACACAATTGGCAAATTCACCAACTTATCAATTTGATTGGGTTATTTATTTGCTTTACGGTATTATCGGATTTCTCGGACTATACGTAATCTATTTATTGATTACAAAAATTATTAAATTTATATATCCTCCCCAACCGAGTATGTTTGGAGGCAAAAAAATTGAACACCGTTAAATGTTCTTTTTTTCGGTATATCGCTACATCCATGCTGATATACAGTGTCTTATCCTATTCTATTAAAGACCCCTTGGTATTTAACATATGAATATCATCATATTCATACGCTAATGTACTGTTATACACTAAACCGCCCACCTTATGCACCTACCTCGCATATGTTATCGTGATCAGCTGAACTGATCTCCGTTATCTCGAAACGCAACGTTTATTGCGAACTCCAGATAATATTATATTTTCACGATTATATTCGTTATGATTTCCAGTCCTGTCTTTTCTGATTTGTATTATTCTTAAGAGTTCCCAGGCATTGCGTCCACCTCAGTGGTTATCGTAATCTGTAGTATCTATCTTAACTCCAAATCATACTCGAACATTTCTTTGTTCATAACGTTTACTTTCGTTACTTGTATAAATTTCCTTACAGGATTTGTCTTCCTGTACTGTATGCACCTCCTTCCGCATGACAGAGTGTTACACATTTGAGATCTCCGCAGCTACTCTTCAATCCCGGACTGTAACTCCGTATGTTCTTTAAGTACTAGTTGATAACAGTCGCCCAATACTTAAGAATCCAAGTAGCATGTTAGCTACTCTGCTATTCTTCTTTGGTGATTTTTATAAATCCGTTTTGCTAACCATAATATAATGGAAACAGCGTATCTATTTCTTGCTGTATTAATTTTTTTGATGTACAGCGTCACTACATGGTATACTTCAATTGAAGGATTCGAAGATGGTGGCAGTGTAACTCATGAAGATCCAGTTGAAATGTACGATGACACGTACGCTGCAATTTATGATTCTCTCTGGCATTCGAAGGAGAAGAATGATTATGAACAAGTTTCTATTCAGGATGTCTCGTTAGCCGATTGGCCCATTTCAACCGTAAAAGTTCTCGATATGTGCTGCGGTACAGCTCCTCATGCTTGTTGGTTCAAGAACTTGGGCGTAGAGTACACAGGTGTTGATATTTCCGAAAGCATGTTGACAAAAGCAAGAGAGAATTGCCCAAGTGCAACATTCAAGAAAGGAGATGTGACCCATATTCAGCTATTTCCTCAGAAGTCAGTGACTCATTGCATTCTGACAAACTTCTCAGTCTATATGTTCGAGAATCCTAAGATACTGTCGGATAATGCATATGCATGGTTGCAGCCTGGTGGATTCTTTGTAGTCCACATGGTTGACCCGGACAAGTTTGATCCTGTATTGAA